GGTACAACCCTGTGGGTATATCGCGCAACGGGTACAGGTGATACCGCTGCCACACACGCAGTTGAAGACAGCGTTCCGGCTTTGACATTCACATTAAACGCAGTTGGTCCCGGTTCATGGGGCAATAACGTCAGCGCCACTATCGCCGCAAACCCAACAGGGGTTGCTAACACGTTTTTGGTTCAAGTGCAGTACAACGGTGTACAGGTTGAGCAGTGGGTTTGTTCAAAACTCGTCAATCTTCTGGATGGTTTTGGCAAAAGCCTTTATATCCAGAACGTTATCAATGGCAACTCACAGTACATCACTGTGGTTGATACCCCATCGAACGTGAATGAACCGTCTCTTTCACAGAATGTGACACTTACCGGTGGTGCCGATACTTCATCTGCCCTCACCGATGTAAACATCAATGCAGGTTGGACAGCGTTCGCCAGCAAAGAAACCTATAACATCAGCATGTTGATTCAGGCTGGATGGGTGGGTGCTTCTGATATAGTTGTGTCGTCAGCGATGATTACACTCGCAGAATCACGTAAAGATTGTATCGCTCTTTTGGATACACCACAACTTTCAACGGTTTCTGCCTTGGTAACATGGGTTACTACCACACTCGACACATATTCGTCCTACGCGGCTATCTATGCCGGTTGGCCGTTGATTTATGATTCGTACACAGACACAAAAATCTATGTACCGCCTTCTGGTTATGCAGCACAAGTGCTCGCCTACACACAGACAGTTGCTTATCCGTGGACGGCTCCTGCCGGTATGCGGCGCGGTAATCTGAACGTGCTTGGCGTGAGCAATGTGTTCTCGGAAGGCGACCGCGACAATTTGTATTTGGCAGCAATCAATCCTATCCAGAAGTTTATTGGACAGGGCGTACAGGTATATGGTCAGAAGACATTGACGATAATTCCGTCAGCGCTCGACCGCATTAACGTGCGTATGTTGCTTATCACAATCGAAAGCGCGATTACATTGGCACTCCGTCCGTTCGTATTTGAAGCGAATGACCAGTTCACACAGGATAACATCACATCCATTATCGAAAGTTACATGGATACAGTGAAGTCAAACGAAGGTGTGTCTGACTATTTGGTGGTTTGCAACTCGTCCAACAACACTCCAAGTGTTGTCAGCCAAAACGAACTGATTGTTGATTTGTACGTGAAACCGGTACTTACCGCAGAATTCATCCAGTTGAACACGATTGTGTCAGCACAGGGTGTAAGTTTCACACAGGTAGCGTAAGGAATTAGGAGTAATATAAATGACAGATATCCAGCAAGTCCGAGCAATAACGAATCCGCAGAGAGCGTATCAGTGGGAGGTTACCATCAATGGTCTTTCTACTGGTAACAATGCAGATTTGGTGTTCCATGCAAAGACAGTAGCAATCCCCAACTCACAAGTTGACACGTTTGCCATCAACTACAAGGCCGCGCATGTATATTTCGCTGGCCGCGACAGTTCATCGCACACCGTGACAATCACGTTTTGGGATGATGAATCACAGGGTGTACGCGAGTATTTCCAGAACTGGTTCGATACTTTGATGTTTAACCCCCTAACCGGTGGACAGACTCCAAAGAACCTTTACACCGCCGATATCAACCTGCGTCTTATGGACTCAAGCGGTGATGTTTCGACGGCGAAAATTGTGTTGACAGATGCGTTTCCGTCTGAGATAGGTGACATTTCATTGTCATATGAAACAAGCGACTCATTGGAATTGAGTGTCACATTCATGTACGACGTTAAGTCAATTGTGAATACCGCCCTGTAATTAAAACCCCGCCCGCAAAGGTAAAAAGGGCGTCATTGACGCCCTTTTTATTATCTGCTATAATGGGGGTATGAATAGACGTAAAAATATTAAAGATGTGACCAATCCGAAGGGCGAAGCCTGTAAGGTGGTGGAAGCCTTTGTTGTCGTGGACTCTAGGGGTCACATGGAAATGAAGCTGAAAAAGCCGGAACTTACCGGGGGAAAGATTTGTTTTAAAATGGCTGTGAGCATTCCAGAGCGCTTTTTTAAATATGAGCCGCCTACTGCTACCATCCAGTTGACACAAGATTATGTGATGAAACCTGATATTGTGGTTCAGGTTAAACATCTACTAGACCAGATTTAATTGCTCGTTAGGAAAATTGGTAACCCCAAGAGACTGTTAATCTCTCGCCGCAAGGCAATTCTACGTTCGAGTCGTAGACGAGCAGCCAATTTATTGATTGATAAATAGTGCATATGGCACAACTTATCTCAGGACTCTCTTCGCAATTCGACCCAACAGCTTTCGGTATAGGTACTGCCTCTGCCAAGCTGATAACGCCAACAGGGGAACCGGCTCGCGGTTATCTTTGGGAAATTTCAATCACAGCACCAAATCTTGCTCCGCCAGCCGGAGGTATATTGGGCGGCGTTCTCCAAAATGTTGAAAACAAAATATCAAATTATTTTCAAATAGGGACACGTGATGATTTGACGGCGCGCACCCTTAACTACTATGCAAAATCTCTCTCTATTCCAGAAACATCTGTGGATGTAATTGAAGACAATTATATGGGAGACAAATATTTTTATGCTGGAAAAGTCTCAAGCCCGAAGGGTGTTTCTATTACATTTTGGGATGACCAACATTTTACTGTATTTGGTTATCTGCAAACATGGATTAACGAATTGAAATCCGCGAATGATTATATGGGACGCCAGTTGTCGAAGAATTTATATGCGCGCAACATTATGATTGATTTGAAAGACACGACCAATCTGTTCACGATATTGCGTATCACACTGGATACTGCCATGATAACGAGTCTAAATGACGTGTCACTGGATTATTCCACCACCGACGCACTTGCCGTGACAGCTAATTTTGTGTTCGACAATATGGATGTTGGCGTTGCACAAAGTGAAACTGCGGGGTTGGTATAATGGGTGGATTTAATCTTAAACAGGCGATTGCTTCAAGACAATTGAATGCTCCACAACGCAACTATTTGTGGCGCGTTTTGTTGCCTGATATCACACAGGACAGTGCATGGGTAACATCGCGCAACCAGTTTTTTAAGGATATAAACTACAACCCTTATTCCGCAACATCAATATTGTCAAGTCCTACTGCCTTGGCTATTTCAAATAGAGTTAAATCTATCAGTGTGCCGTTTGTCACGTTGAATACAGACAAACAACAGGTTGGTATGAGTTACTGGTACTATGGTAAGAAGAATGATATCGGTAATATTCAGATGGATATTCTTGAGTATGAAGATGCGTCCACATTTCAATATCTCACCGGATGGCAAATGATGTCAACTGTTCCAGCAAAGTGTGACAATGGGACCATCACAGGATTTCAACGCAAAGACACTGTGAACCCTCCCATGTTTTACAAGTTTCCAATCTATGTTTTCAGACTGGATACAAAGAAACTCGATTTGTATATGGACACATACGCTGATTATTTTCTCACAGGAATCTCGGAAGTATCTTCGGATTATCAGAACTCGGATATACTCTCATATAGTGTATCTTTTACAGGAGATTCGTTTGAGCCACGGCATTTTACCTCTGATGCCAGCACGGTCAAAGGGGTTGAGAATGATATTCTGCAACAGGTATTGCAGATACAACCCAAGTTCACAGGCATATCCGTTGGCGACTTAGAAACGCTAGTTCCCCAATTATTTCAGGAAATAGGTAGCACTCTCTGATTTGTGGTATAATAGGGGTATGTATGAATAAAGGCATCAAAATTTTAGCCTAAATAAAATACATAACACACCCGGAGTTTATATGACACAACTTTTAAAGCCTATTCCATCTGCCGCTGACGCCCCACAGGGTGACCCAACAGTAGCCCTTGCTGCCACCATGCCAAGGAAAGACGACCTAGCACTCAAATATTTCCAAGTAGAATTGCCTTCAAAGGGCAAATTAGGTTATCCGGCAGAAGTCGAATACCGTGATATTTTGGTGCGCGATGAAAAGGTTCTAGCTTCTACCACGGCCACTAACTATGTCAGCGTTTTGCACAAGGTGCTCAAGTCCCTATTGAAAGACCAGACATACTTCGATAACATGTGTATTCACGACCGCGACTACTTGCTGGTATGGGTGTGGGCCAACTGTTATTCAGCAGAAAAATCAGTAGAAGTGATGTGTCCGGTTTGTGAAAAAGAATCAACAAAAATCATTGAT